ATAATATTTAATGGACAAATAATTGTAGCTAGAGGTGGTGATATACATAGAGGAACTACATCAGGTAGTTATACTACTTTAACTACAGGACTTGGAACTTCAACTAGAGCTTATGATTTTGAAAAATTTAATTTTGATGGCACTGATAAATTAGTTATTGCAACAGGACATTCTGCTGCACAAATAATTAATAGTAGTTTTGCAGTTGATGTTGTAAATGCAACAGGTGGCGGAACAGCTCCATCTAATCCTAAATTTGTAAAAGCATTTCAAAACCATATGTTTTACGCTGGTGCAACTAATTCACAAGAAGTTATATTTAGTGTGCCATTTGAAGAAGACAATTTTACAACAGCTAGTGGAGCAGGATCATTTAAAGTTGACTCTACAGTTGTTGGATTAAAAGTATTTAGAAATGAATTAATTATATTCTGTGAAGATAGAATATATAAATTAACAGGAACATCATCTAGTAATTTTGCTGTGCAAGAAGTTACAAGAAATATTGGATGTAGAGATGGTGGTAGTATTCAAGAGATTGGTGGTGATGTTATATTTTTAGCACCCGATGGATTAAGAACTATTGCAGGTACGGCAAGAATTGGTGACGTTGAACTTGGATCTATATCTAGACAAATACAATCTAGAATTGATGAAGTTACATTGGATAGAATATCTTCTGTAGTTATTAGAAATAAATCACAGTATAGATTATTTTACCCAGTAGATGCAACAGGACAATTATCATCAAAAGGTATTATAGGTGTATTAAAAAGTAATCCTAATAGAGGATCTATTGGATTTGAGTATGCAGATATGGTAGGTATTAAACCAGCTTGTACAGATTCAGATTTTATTAGTAATGTTGAAACACAAGTATTTGGTGGCTATGATGGTTTTCTTTACAAAATGGAAACAGGTAATACTTTTGCAACAGGTGCAACTACAGCTACCATACAAGCAGTATATAGATCTCCAGATATGGTTATGGGAGATCCAGGTCTAAGAAAATATATGCAAAGAGTTAATTTAAACTATGAAGGTGAAGGAACTTCTATTGATGCAAATTTAGCTCTTAGATATGATTATGATGATCAAAATACACCACAACCAGCAAAAATAGCATTACCTAGTGTAGGTGGTGCTGGACAATATGGGGCAGCAAAATATGGTAGTTCACTATATGATGCATCAGGTGTTCCATTAGTAAGACAATCAGTAGAAGGTTCAGGATTTGCAGTAGCATTACAGATCGATGATCAAAATAGTGCAGACTCATTTTCAGTTAAAGGCTTTCAATTAGAATTTACCCCAGGAGGAAGAAGATAATGGCAGGCTATTCAGCTCGACAATCAAGCTATACAACAGGTGATACTATCACAGCAGCTCATTCTAACGATGAGTTTAACCAAGTACTAGCTGCATTTAACGCAACTACAGGACACACGCATGATGGAACTGCGGGTGAAGGTGGTCCTGTTGGATCTATCAGAGATGCTGATAGTTTAAACAAAGTATTAGTTGATTCAACTAATAATCATTTAGAATTTTATGTTGAAGTATCTTCAGCTGCAGTACAACAATTAAGAATACAAGATGGTGCTATTGTACCTATAACAGATAATGATATTGACTTAGGAACTTCTTCTCTTGAATTTAAAGATTTATTTATAGATGGTACAGCAAATATTGATACACTAAGTTTAGATGGCACAGCTATTACAGCAACAGGTGCAGAGATTAATTTAATAGATGGTGGAGCTACAGTTGGAACTACAGCAATAGCTGATGGTGATGGTATTATTCATAATGACGGTGGTACTATGCGAGTTACAAGTGCTACTACATTTAAAACATATTTCCAAACTGGAGTTACTGCCGCAGCAATGGCAGCTGATGATTTATCAACAGGTGATGCAGCTATTAATTTAGAAACTAGTGCAGGTAATATTACAATCGATGCACAAGGTAACGATACAGATATAATATTAAAAGGAACTGATGGTAGTTCTGATACAACTTTTTTAACTATTGATGGTAGTGAAGCAGGTAAAGCAACATTTAATAGTGATGTAGTTGTTGGTGGAGATCTTACAGTAACAGGTGATGATATTATTATGGGTACTAACACTGCAGGTAATTTATTAATTGCAGATGGTACAAACTTTAATTCTGTAGCAGTAGGTTCATTATCAGAAATATCCACAGTTGCTAATGATGATGTATTTTTAGCAGTAGATACTTCAGGTGGTGGTCTTAAAAAAATAGCTAGATCAGCAATTGTAGCAGGACTTGCTACATCAGGTGCAATATCAAATGTAGTAGAGGACTCTACACCACAATTAGGTGGTAATCTAGATATGAATGGTAATGATATTGTTACTACGTCAAATGCAGATTTAGAGTTAGCACCAAATGGTACAGGACACGTAACTGTTAGAGGTAATGATAATTCAGGTGCTATACAATTTAATTGTGAGTCTAACTCTCATGGTCAGATTGTAAAAGCTCAACCACACTCAGCGGGTGTAACAAATGAATTACTATTACCTGCTGGTGGAAACTCAACTTTAGTATCACTTGAATCTACAGATACTTTAACAAATAAAACTTTAACTACACCAGTTATAGCAGAGATAGATTCAGGATCTACAATTACATTAGATGCAACAACAGATATAGTTTTAGATGCAGGTGGTGCAGATGTAATATTTAAAGATGATGGAACTAGCATACTTACATTAACAAATAATTCTACTGATGTTGATTTTACAGTAGCAACACAAGATAAAGATATTAATTTTAAAGGTGATGACGGTGGATCAGGCATAACAGCATTAAGTTTAGATATGTCAGATGCTGGTACAGCTGTATTTAATCATGATATTAGAATAGCAGATGGTGGTCAAATAGGATCAGCTTCAGATGCAGATGCTATGACAATTTCAGCAAGTGGGGTTGTGACATTTAGTCAAGCACCAGTATTTCCAGATGGTGTTGTACCTTTAGTAGATTTAGATATTGATGGTGGTACAGACATAGGTGCTGATTTAACTACATCAGATTTAATTATAGTAGATGATGGTGCAGGTGGAACTAATAGAAAAGCTGCATTATCTAGACTTACAACTTTTATGACAGGTCAAGGATTTGTAACAGATGATCCTACAGCATTAGCAATAGCATTAGGATAAATAAACATTGACTTTTTTAAAAATAACGATATAATATATAGGTAAATAGGAGGATATAATAAATGGCAAATACTTTCAAAGTAGTGACTTTTGCAGCAGAACCAGCTTCAGCAGGTACACCTTATAAGATGTACACTTGTGCTGGAAGTACAACTACAGTTGTTCTTGGTCTTATACTTACTAATATTCATACTTCAGCAGTAACTGCAGAGGTAGAATTAGTTAGTGACACAGGCAATAGGGGTGGTGCAAATGACGTTGCTAATGGTACTTCATTTCTTGTTAAAGATGTGAATATACCAGCAGGAACATCACTTGAATTATTATCAGGTGGTAAAGTAGTTTTAGAAGCAACAGATGAAATAAAAATAGATTGCTCTGTAGCTGATAAACTTTCAGGCACGCTATCAATAATGGAGATAACGTAAGATGGCGTATATTGGTCCATTACCAGCAGAAACATTTACTTCATTTGCAACTCAAGAATTTTCAACGAGTGCTACAACCTCCTACACTTTAGATCATGCGGTTACAAATGAAAATGAAATAGCGTTATTTATTAATAACGTAAGACAACAACCTGGTTCAGGTAAAGCGTATACAGCTAGTGGGACTGCACTTACATTATCCGCAGCTACAGCTAGCACAGATACTATGTATGCTGTATTTTTAGGTAGAGCATTACAAACAGTTAATCCTGCAGGTGGATCAGTAGGTAGCTCACAAATAGCAGCTGAAATGATTACAGGACAAACAGCTTTAGGTGCAGAACCAGCAGATACTGATGAGTTCTTAATATCTGACGCAGGAGTATTAAAACGAATTGATTATTCTTATATTAAAGGTGGTGGAATAACAGAAGCAGACCAATGGAGACTAACAACAAATCAATCTATTAGCTCAACAGCTGATCAACTTATAACAGCAAATTTAGAGAGAGTTGATACTGCACCACAAGGATATTTAGCTGGTTCAGGTATGAGTCAAAGTTCAGGTGTATTTACATTCCCATCAACGGGTATTTGGTTAGTAAGATCAAATATTCAATATATGGTTACCAATCAAGCAAATAGATATGCACAAACTTTTATACACGGAACAACTGATAATTTTTCATCAGTAGATAATAAATTAACTGAAAATGGTACAAATATACCAGCAATTTCAGGTGCTAATTATATTGATGTTTCAGGTCAAACTCTTGTAGATTGTACCGACACTTCAAACATAAAAGTAAAATTTGGTTTTAACTTAGCAAGTACAAGTGGGTCACCAGCGATCTACGGAAGTTCGACAGCTAATAGAACATACTTTACATTTATAAGATTAGGAGACACATAAGATGGATTTTAAAACAGGTAGACCAGATCATATTGAAGATTATTTAGTATCATTACATTCAGGCCCGTGGTTCGGTTGGAGTGATAGTAAAAATAAAGTTTATGCTAATTTAATTATACACGATGCAAGTAAAGATAAACCAACGGAAAAAGAATGTACAGATGGTTTAGCAAAAATGCAATCTGACTTTGATGCTCTTGCTTATCAAAGAAATAGAAGAAGTGAGTATCCATCTATTGTAGATCAATTAGATGATATTTACCATAACGGTATTGATGGTTGGAAAACAACTATTAAAGCTATAAAAGATAAATATCCAAAGGAGTAATATGGCGTATATAGGTAAACAACCAGTAGTAGGAAACTTTCAAAAGTGTGATGCGATATCGGTTGTTAATGGGCAAGCAGCATACACACTAAATGTTGGTGGTGCAGCGGTAACCCCTGAGAATGCTAATCATATGTTAGTATCTCTTAATGGTGTACTACAAGCACCAGGTGATTCATTTACAGTATCAGGATCTACACTTACCTTTGCTAGTAACTTAGCAACGGGTGATGTTATAGACTTTGTTATTATTTTAGGTGATGTCTTAGATCTAGGCACACCTTCAGACAATAGTATAACTACAGCAAAACTTGCATCAGATGCAGTAACAGAAGCTAAGATAGCTGATGATGCTGTAGAAAGTGAACACTTAAATAATAATATTATATCAGGGCAAACTGCTTTAGCAGAAGCTCCTGCTGATACAGACGAGTTATTATTATCTGATGGTGGCACGTTAAAAAGAATAGACTACTCTTATATTAAATCTAGTCCAACACACACATTATTATCTACAGCAACAATATCAGCTAATACCTCAGCAGTTACTTTTGATAGTAGTATTATCACATCAACTTATAAAAGATATATGGTTGATTTTATAGATATTGTTTGTGATGCTGCTGCATTATTATATTGGAATGTTAGTGATGATAATGGTTCAACTTATAAAACATCAAGTAATCATAAATATGTAGTTCATGGACGAGAAAGTTCAGGTAATGATCAAAATGCTAACTCTGGAAGTGATAGTAGATTTAACCTAACACCACAAGATCACTCAACAGATGTTCTTAGACCAATGTCTCTAAGAATGATTGTGCAACCTGGACCAATATCAAGTTCGAGAAATGTTTATATAAATTATTATACATTTGGAATTGCTCACGATAGTGACCATGCAGTTGCTTTTAATGGTGCAGGTTATTTTGCAAGTGGTGAAGATAAAACATTTAATAACTATAAATTTTTTCCATCTTCAGGAAATTTTGATGCTGGACTTATCAAAGTTTATGGAATAGCATAGGAGTAAAATGTGGCAATATCTAAAGCAAACTTTAATAGCTTCAACGTTACTCCCACAGCGAGTAAGTTTATAACATTTA